ATCAAAACCCTGTTCAACGGACCACTCAAAAGCCCTAGTTGGGATACTTTTTACACCATCAATCACCCAATCCAACAAAGTCTTTTTTTGTTTATCGAAATCATCTAAAATTTGTTGTCTAAAAATATAAGCGATTGCGCCAAGTCCACCTAGAATGGCTAAACCTATGGGAAGTCCTAGTTCCTGAGTTATTGGTCTGTCATGTAATCGCTTGTAGTAGTTATTCAGGGCCGTGTATTGAGTCTTATTCAGTTTCTTGAAGGTCTTGCCATCGGGCATTAGTTCAAGCATCTATTTTTTCCTGTGTACAATCAAGCATTGAACATGGGCAGGGCTTCCGATTATCATATTAGCGCAAGGGTCCTTTCCCAATCCTAACAGGACTTTTCCTAAAACGATTATAGTCGCGATATCCATAGAGTTATGCCTCTAAAATCAAAGTACGAACACTTTTACATATAAAGGATTTTTCAAAAGGCACGTTAACGCCTCTTAGACTTTTTCCCTGCTGGGGTTTTCCTGAACGCTACGGCTAGCTTCTTTAGATTAGGTGAACCCGATCTTAACCTAAACCGTGGTTTCTTACTGTTAGCTTTTACGTATTTGTTCCAGGCTGTTAGTTTACGCTTAGGTTTTGAACGGTTACCTCCACGTGGAGGTAACAACGCAGGTGGGGGATATGGACCAATACCCGCTTCGGGTCCTCTTTCTTGAACTTCTATGAAGGCGGCCTTTTGACCATCCCTAAAACCCATTGCGTAGTATTCACGTTCTCTACCTGTGGGCATTATACCTCAACTACTGAAAGAATAGAAAAGGTGTTAACGGTACCTTGTTCAGTTGTATAATGCTGCATTTTTACTTGTGTCTTAGCCGGTACGGGAATCACTGTGACATGGAAATCGGGATTATTTTGTCCGGCGGTGTTCCTAGGGATAACCGACATCACCTGAATATCATTAAAGAATAGAAAGTAACCTAATGAATCACCTGATAAACCACCGCCAGCCGCATTATAACCAAAGTTGATTCTCATTATACAACCATAATTCGGGCTTAGAAAGTCAAAAGCTGTTACCGTACCTAGTCCAGTGGCAGCATTAATCAAAACCTTCCCAGACCAACCACCCCACGATCGCCTTCCGTCGGGGGTCTTACCTATTAGATTTAGAGCATTAGAGGACCCTGTAAAGCTATTCGTTAAGCCTGTCGGACCGCCGCCGCCATCAATGGCCATACTAAGCCGCGTAAGTTAATGAGATCGCAACGTCGGCTACAGCATCGGTTGTTACTGAGACACTCATATCTATTTGGTTAGTTGGGTTAATATCGAACACACCTGTACTCGATTCCATAATGACAGGTTGCCCGTTGTTACCGTTCAATGAAGCCACGCCCTGATTGCACCACGCGGGTCCCGCTATGACCTGCTGTACAACTACGCCATCCCCAGCAAACTTGAAAACACTGCAACCATCTGTGGCTTCTGCAACATCTGGTGCAAAGCTCATTGACACCCTGACAAGGCGATTATAGCCCTCGGGCACATTTTGGTTAGCGGTGCTACCTAGCAATTGCGTAATTGACGTAAAAGTTCCGGCCACGAAAGACTGACCTGCTATTGTAAAAGTTTTTGTTTGTAAGCCCATTTATTATGCTCCAAATTGGTCCCGTTCAGGTGTCATAGCTTTTATCCGAATGGGCCCGAGCTTTGCAAGCTGACCGTTTCCGAATGATTTCGCTAACATCTTGCCAACGTAAGCGGCACCCAAAGTACCAATTATCTTATTTTTATTTGCGGCTACCTGAGTTTGAATAACATTCAAAGCCCCAGACAGATCGCCACCTAATGCGGCCTTGACCGCCGTATCTACACCAGCAGAAGAGGCCAGACTTAGAGCTGCCCCCGTTTCTATTGCCGAAATTGTAAAACTCTTTTTTCTTGAATATCTTCTATTTCCGCGTCGCCTGACCATAACCCATTATTGAGTAGTGCTACTTATAATTGAGTAAGTAATACATTCCTTAAACAGATCGCACAATGATAATAATTATCTTTTGGTGCGTCATGGGATATGATACCAGTATAAGCGCCATGAAAGGTCATAATACCATTACAAACTTTACATTTAACTATAACATCCTCTCTTATGCGATCCTCGGCCCGTTTACTGACTTCGCCGTATCCTTTCTTTACATATGGTGAAGGCATTATTTTACCACCTTACCAGTTGAACAACAATAACACCATCCGTGTGGTTCTTCTGGAAAATCATTACAAAAACAGATTTTGTCATATGTGGACGGGTTTAATCTTCTTGGAGGATTACACTTTTCACAAATCATTATTCTATAACCTCTTCTGGTACGCCTATTTCTCTTAAGGTCTTTCTGGAATCTTCTAATTTAAATTCACGTTCACAGACCTGACAACCTCTAGTTCCCGCCGTTGTTGGGGTTGAGTCAAAGTATTGTACAGTATTCCAAAGGTCCAAAGGAGTATTACAATTATCACAGTTATAGAATGAAACATAATGCACTAAGTTCTTATTGAATACGCCGCCTTCTGACTGCATTCTTTTTGCGGTGCAATCCTCACAGGATAAACCTATAGTTCGTTCTTGAAGATTGGTCCCATAACAATTAGGACACATCCCTTCATTCATTGATTTTTGGATAAGGTCTACCATATATCTGGATACATTGAAACCCTTGTTTTGTTGTTTCTGTTCTGCTATCCAATCAATCATTCTTATAGGGATGTTAATTGAGATCGGAGCAGTTAATATTTTCTTTCCTGCTTTGTCGACATGGGTGGGTGGTCGACCTACACCTCTTTTGTTCTCACTCATAGGATAAACAGTAACCGAACAGGGTTAATATAATTAATTCATAATTAATTCACTTTAATGAAAAGGGCTGCATACTCAGATTACCCACGATATTATCCATTATAGAAAGTAATATTAATACTACACGGTTTTTTAACAAAAAAAATAAGCCGTCATACTACTACTACTATTAATTATGAATTAAATAATATATATATACCTACATTTTACCAAAACCTGACTTGTCTTCTACTAGTTTTGTACTAGTTTCTGACTTCGGAATGGGAAAAGAGTTACTTAGTCCTGACTTGTTCGCTACATACTCTAATAGTAAAGAAGACCAGTCTCCATTTTTAGCGGCCTTTCTAAGATCGGTCATAGGGTCTAGCTTCTTAGCTTCGCTAGTCATCTTTCCCAAAGTCCCGATAAATGAACGTTGAAAGTGCAGAAGGCTTTCTTCTGTACTTTTTTCTATTTCAGCTATGACAGGATCTAATATTTCTATAAGATAACCTTCTGATTTTAGTTTTTTTTCCCAAGTATCTACTATCCATTCACGAAGTACGTATCTGTATAGTAAAAGTAGGGTTGCGATTTCACCAATAAATAATAGAGGTATAATTTGGGTTAGTTCCATGACTGTGTAGTGATTAGGGCCTAAAAAACAATCGTTTGAGTGAGGAACAACGGCCCTGTTAAATTTAAACTCTGTCCCAGTTCTTTTGTTCTACAAAAGGCGGTTTTGAACAACCTGCTTTTTTCATACCTTTTAACTTCTGGCGTATTCCTACACCATAAAGGGGTTTTTCCCAGAAACTAGCGTCCTCACTCTTCTGATAAAGGTTAATCAGATCGTATTCATACTGGCTACAAATATTAACATCCTTTCCGTAAACCTCGGCGGCCTCTCCCGTTGGTTTTGTCAGGTCTATACCACTAATTGTTGTTCCAATATCAAAACCCTGTTCAACGGACCACTCAAAAGCCCTAGTTGGGATACTTTTTACACCATCAATCACCCAATCCAACAAAGTCTTTTTTTGTTTATCGAAATCATCTAAAATATGTTGTCTAAAAATATAAGCGATTGCGCCAAGTCCACCTAGAATGGCTAAACCGATAGGAAGTCCTAGTTCCTGAGTTATTGGTCTGTCATGTAATCGTTTATAGTAGTTGTTTAGGGCCGTGTATTGAGTCTTATTCAGTTTCTTAAAGGTCTTGCCATCGGGCATTAGTTCAAGGGCCATTTACTTTTTCCTGTGTACAATCAAACATTGAATATGGGCGGGGCTTCCGACTATCATATTAGCGCAAGGGTCCTTGCCCAATCCTAACAGGGCCTTTCCTAAAATGATTATAGATGCAATATCCATAGAGTTACGCCTCTAAAATCAAAGTACGAACACTTTTACATATAAAGGATTTTTCAAAAGGCACGTTAACGCCTCTTTGACTTTTTCCCCGCGGGGGTCTTACGGTAGGCAACGCCCATCTTCTTTAGGTTCAACTTTCCAGATCGTAACACAAAGCGCGGTTTCTTACTGTTAGCCTTGACAAACTTTTGCCACGCACTGAGGTTGCGCTTTGGTTTTTGTCTTGAACCTCTAGTTGTTAGTGGTGGCCCAAAATCAATATCAATCTCATCCCGATAACCAACATGTGGTTTTTGTGATGCAGATCTAAACCCATCATGAAAGCCCATTTGATAATATTCACGTTCTCGCTTGGTGGGCATTATCGGTATATCCTACCAGACATAAAAACAGAACCATTATAAACATTATTAGAGCCCCATTTAACCTTAATTTCTGTATAGGGTGGAATAATATAATGGAATCTCATAGGAACCAACCCTGAACTCGATTCTTTTGTTTCACTTACTAAACCTCCATTAAAGGTTACATCCAAATAAGTGTCATGGCCGGCCGCATTAGTGGTTGTAAAGTCAAGGGTTCCCTTAAAAATAAAATTACCAGTAGTAAAACTTAACAAAGTAGTACTTGCGCTACCTGTTCCTGCATTGCTAATAGATCCACTGGCCGCATAGGCGAAATCCCCTATTATCTCTAAAGCTTCTGCCGCACCTGTGAAAGACCCGCTAACTGGATTACCTGCGCCGCCTATTATCGCCATTCAAGGCCTTTAAGCAGCGTAAGTCATAGAGATCGCAACATCGGCAACAGCATCAGTTGTTACCGAGACACTAAGGTCGATTTGGTTAGAAGTGTTAATATCGAAAACCCCTGTACTTGATTCCATAACCACAGGTTGCCCGTTATTACCGTTCAATGATGCTACACCCTGATTACACCAAGCGGGTCCCGCTATCACCTGTTGGACAACAACCCCATCCCCAGCAAATTTGAAAATTGAACACCCATCTGTGGCTTCTGCGACATCTGGTGCAAAGCTCATTGAGATCCTGACGAGGCGATTGAAGCCCTCAGGGACATTTAAATTTGCGGTGCTGCCTAGCAATTGCGTAACTGAGATGAACGTCCCAGCGACAAAAGTTTGACCGGCCAAAGTGAAAGTTTTAGTTTGTAAGCCCATATTATGCCTTTATCCTAATTGGTCCCAGTTTCGCAAGTTGTCCGTTACCGAATGATTTCGCCAACATCTTTCCAACGTAAGCGGCACCGAGGGTACCAATTATCTTATTTTTATTTGCGGCCACCTGAGTTTGAATAACATTCAAAGCCCCAGACAGATCGCCACCTAATGCGGCCTTAACCGCCGTATCTACACCAGCAGAAGAGGCCAGACTTAGAGCAGCCCCAGTTTCTATAGCTGATATGGTGAAACTTTTCTTTCTTGAATATCTTCTATTCGCACGTCGCCTGACCATAATCCATTATTGAGTAGGTCTACTTATAGAAAAGGGCCGTCCCTTTTTTAATTAATAGACGACCTTATAAAATCTGTAAATTCTTTAATTTGTTTTAATACCTTTTTGGTTTTCCTTTCCAGTAAACAAGATCGGCAATACTTCCAGTGACCTTGGGTCGGAACGTCTAACCTTCTTTTACAAACAAAACATTTACTATAAGGCATTATTTACACCTACATTTATCAGTCCAACAATCGCATTTATTACAACGGGGATGGTTTTGTAATGGTTCATTCATGAGTTTTTCTTCTCCCATTCAATTTCGGCCTTTTCTTCTTCTTCATCTTCTTCTAACCGTGCTAGCATTTCGTCACTCAATTCTTCTACTTCAACCTTTATACATTTTGAACACTGTTTAGAACCGTGGGCGGGGTTGAAGTGGGGGTTTGGGTGGTCAGTATATCCAATTTGTATTGTTTCGCGGGGATCGTAAGTCGTACCACAATTAGGACAGTCCTTTAATTTAATCCACATATCACAATAATGACACTTGATTCCGACAGGTACGTCTCTAATGCCCTCATCTTGATAACATTTAGGACATATCAAACCAATATACATTTTAGTAACCATTTCCGTAAAGAACTCAGAACGGTTCTTGACATGCTTATCAAGAAAGTTCTTTAATGTTACGGGGATCGTTAAATTAATTAAGGTCTTATCAATCCTGTTACCGTCGGCATCGGTCTGAGGTGGCCGTCCAACTTTGGGTTTAGTCATTCTGAACCACCCTTGTCTGTAGGCGTGCTATCGATTCATCTGCTGCTTGTTTAGGAGTTAAACCACAGTTCTCACAGTAGATAGTGCGGTCGGCTACTGGATAGGCTGGGGTTATGATTAACCCGCCACCACAGTTTACACATTCGTTTTTGTCCATTGTTCTCACAACCTGTCAGGAACGGTATTCTATATATAATTATATGTATATTAATTGATTATTAGGAGAGTGCCCCCCAATCCCAAAGCCCCGAAACCTTTGGATAAATCCCATTATAGAAAGTAATATATAAACCACACGGTTTTTTAATGAAAATAATAAGCCGTCATACTAATAAAAAAGGGTTATACATACATATAATATATAATATACCTACAATTTACCTAAACTTAGCTCTTCTGTTGCTTTTTTTAGCTGAGGTGTAGCTTCTGATAGCTGAAAGTTAGCTAAGGACTCGTTAAGGCCCGACTTGTTTGCTAAATATTCTACTATCATAGTGGTCCAGTCACCATTCTTAGCAGCCGATCTTAAATTATTCATAGGGTCGAGCTTTTTTGCTTCTTTTGTCATACTTCCGACCGTACCCAGAAAACTTTTAAGGAAAGCTGTTCTAAATGCTTCAAGTCTGACTTCTGTCCGCGCGTCGACCTCATCTAGTAACGGTTCTAAGGTTGCTATCAGCCATTCGCCGTCATCCTCGGTTATCTTATCCTCCCATTTATTTATTATCCAGTCTCTAAGGATAAATCGGTATAGAATCAATATTATTCCGATCTCTCCTATAAACAATAGGGGTACAATTTGAGTTAGTTCCATAACTGTATAGTAATTGGGGCCTAAAAAACAGTTTATGTGTGAGGAACAACGGCCCCGTTGAATTTAAACTCTGTCCCAGTTCTTTTGTTCTACGAAAGGCGGTCTTGAACAGCCTGCCTTTTTCATACCTTTTAATTTCTGACGTATTCCGACACCATAAAGGGGTTTCTCCCAGAAACTAGCGTCCTCACTTTTCTGATAAAGGTTAATCAGATCGTATTCATACTGGCTACAAACATTAATACCCTCACCATAAACCTCGGCGGCCTCTCCTGTTGGCTTTGTCAGGTCAATACCACTAATTGTTGTTCCAATATCAAAACCCTGTTCAACGGACCACTCAAAAGCCCTAGTTGGGATACTTTTTACACCATCAATCACCCAATCCAACAAAGTCTTTTTTTGT